AGATTCCCTTACCACTAAGAATGGTGCTGAGGCAATTGATCTCGCTATGTTCCTGGAGTCGCTTTTTGAGGACGCAGGCCATGGTGAGGCTTTGAATGAAGCAAGTCTCATGGATTACATGGACTTCAGTAAAGTTTCAGATGACTTAGGTAAGATCGGTCAAGTTTTGAAAATGCTCGTCCCGGCGGTGGAGAAAGCTGCCGATGAAGTTGAGGATCAGGGTCAGGAAGGCATGGAAGGTGAGCAGCCAGACAGTGAAGACCCTTTAGGGTCCCCAGACGAACTAGATAGCGACGCTGAGGTTCCTATGGATAAGCCTAACCTTGACGCTGAAGAAGCCGCTGAAGAAGTTAAGGATGAGGCAGAAGGAGAAGAAAAAGACAAGAAGGATGTATCCACCCCTTCTAAAGATGAACCTGAAGACGAGCCTGAAGACGAGCCTGAAGACGAGCCTGAAGACGAAGAAGATGAGATGGGTCAAGACGACTTAACATCGCTTCTCTCTAAACTCGAAGACCTCCTATCGGACATTAAACCTGATGATGAAGAGGATGAAGAGAAAAAAGAAGATCCTGAGCAATACAAGACGTAAGGAGATTTAAATGGGTTACAATAAGAGACCGCTTGTTCTCGGTTTCAATGACAACACACTAATCCCATCGGGTCTTGTTGAGGTTATACTCAACTTAAGCGATAATGGTGACGTTTGCAATACGCAACCGTCAAATCATCAGGTTCTCGCTTGGACGGGTTCTAATTGGTGTGGCTCCAGTATTCAGTTCCCTACAGGTGGTGGAACCAGTTTCACATGCTCATCACTCTCTAGTTGTGACTTGAGTGCCCTGTCTAATGTTTGTAGCAATGGGCCTGGGACTAACGATGTATTGGCTTGGAACGGAACTAAGTGGTGCCCATCTTCATTGCCTAACACGGTCCCTCCGCCTTTGCCTGCCGGATCTCCTGGAGATATCCTAGTCGTTAAAGAGGGCGCAACAGCTTTTGCAACTTCGTTAGCTTCTGGAACACTGATTACAAACGCAATAGCTGACCAAAACATTGTCGTTGATGGTGATTTAACAGCTTATGTTGCAAAAAGTCAATCAAGCAGCGATGGCGAGGTGCTAGTTTCTAGAGGTTCAGGTGGATTCACGGGCAAGATTGCATCCGGCACCCTATTTGATGAGGGGATAGCTGATAAAAACATTGTTGTTGATGGTGATTTAGCAGCCTATGCGGCTAAAGGTTCGGGTAATACATTTACACAAACCAATGTTTTCCAAGGTGAGACACAGCTAGGTACAACTACAACAAAAGTTGATACAGATGGTAATTTAACGGTTGACGGTAATATCGATCTTATTGGAACTGGTCACAAGCTCACAATTGATGATACCATAATAGATCAAGATAAGGCTGTTCTCGCAAACGTGATCGCCAACTCGGTTATGATCTCCAATGACGTATCCGCTGCATCGAGTGTGTCTGGAGCTTCAGGGACCGTGTTATACTTTGAGGGAGACCCAGTTAGACCCGGTGTTCAAACGATTAACACCATTTTAACTAATGCGAACTACAATATTTCGCCTAATGACAGTTATCTAACTACCACTAATGTTAAACCACCTGATGTAGGAATGTCCAGTGATGGTCATATGACATTCCGAACCAATGCTACTACTTTCGGAACCATAGCTAGTAATGCGAATGCGAGAACATTCATAACTACGGACGCTAATTTTGAAAACCTTACAAATGTAACAGGTATTTCGGATACCGACGATATCGCAGACGGCTCGCCTCTATTCTGGAGTAAAACTCATGGTACCTTCTCAGCTATCATGGAAGCTGAGGCGGATACCCCAGGAACCACACAAACGAACTTCTTAAATCTAACTGCTTCAGGTGGTCTTACCGTTGAGGGGGATAGTGTTCAGAAAAGTGTATCTTCCACTTCTGTAACTGCAATAGACATAGCAGCCCCAGGTAGTGTGTCCTCAGCGGGCGTGTCGGGGGTAAATGGCGCAATTACCTCAGCCCCTACTACGGGAAATCACATAGCAAATAAGACCTATGTGGATGGAATCAACAACACTCAGCATAATCGTCTCTTTGCTGTTGGGACGAAGACAGACAGCATCGCAAATACTTCGGTATACTTAGGTTGGGAGTTTGATGTTCCAAATGCGCTGTCAGTCTCTGACAGTGGAGGCGTCATCACTCTTGGGGGAACTGGGAATACCGAGATTACATTTGGTGCGGCGGGAGATTACATGATTGATTGCACTGCTCGGTGCAATGCTAATAACCGAGTCGAATTGCTTGTTAAGGCAGAGTATTATGACGCCACTCAGGAGTCTCCAGCTTTTGCCACGTATAATAGATTTCAAAGCAGTAACTATGCTGCGAGAGACACCGATCAGAACACAGGTGGTACCACTTTAGGTTTACTGCTTAGTCTTAATCAGAATGACAAGCTAAGATTCTCAGCAGAAGGTGATTCTGATGGAACTTGTGTATTGCTGGTTAATGGAACGTTCCTTAGGATTGTGAAGTTAGCCTAAGAGCATATCACCACGCTTAAGTGAGTTGAACAGGCGAGTGTAGAAAAGTTCACGAAGAGAGTCTAATTCTCTCATTACGCTCGTCAGATTCCTAAGAGTGTTCTCGTTTATCTTCTTTTCGTCTTTGATGGCTTTAAGAACATCAATACAGCTATCGATCATATTTTGCTGATCTTTCGTAACCTTGTTGATTGTATCAACTTGTGCTTCTTTCGTAATAATCTCAGAATCGGACATTGTGTACCTCGAACTTTAGTCTCTTGTAGTGTTGTATTCTTTGCTTTGAGTGATTCTCTAGGTAAGGTATGCGATCATAGAAGTCGTAGAAATACATTTTATCTTTGCCTTCTGCCTTACGTATACCTCTACCCAAACCTTGTAACGTAGGAACTTCACCTGATAGGCCCCTAGCGTTAATCATATGGGTAATCTCATCAATGCTAATACCAGTTTGCATGACGTTAGTGCCAATAATTGACGCTGCTTTATCGTCTCTTACAAACTTGTTAATAATATCATATCTACTATCGATGTCATCTTTACCTTCAATAGTGTAGCAGTTACTAACTCGTTCTTGTAGATTCTCAATGTGTTGCAAGTTCTTTACAAGAATTAGGATCTTTGCTTTGGGGTTGGACTGGTATACTTTTGATACAATATCTTTAATCTTATCGTTACGTTGATCGCAGTTAACTACGTATTGATCATAAATATCGAGATAGGATAATCCGTTTTCAACAGACGAGACAGGGGTATTATCTACAACTTGAATAATTGGTTTGGCGAGTGCCCCATCCTTGATTAGATCCTCTGCTGTGCGGGTGGTATAGACAGGGCCGAAAGCGCCCTCTAAGACCATTCTGGCGTTGATGTCTTTTGCCTTCTCCCTTGGGGGTGTAGCCGTGAATGCAAGCCTGTAGGAGGCGTTAGGGAAGCTCTCAACGGCTGCTATGGTTGTCTCTCCTTTGCAGAACTGGTGAGCTTCGTCAACCATTAAAAGTTCAGTCTCATGCAAGTGCGTGTCGATGATCTTCTCAATGCTTTGCACGGTAGAGAGCATAACTTTACCAGGAACGTAACCTTCACCGGAATTGTATCCAAGATCACGAATGCCACAACGCTTAAAGAACTCGTAGGTCTGGTTTAGAATTCCTTTCTCACGAAACAGAACAACGGCTGTGACATCCTGGCCATGTTGTAATGCGGCAATGCACCCAGCCATGATAAGAGTTTTACCGGACCCCGTAGGGCTGTCTACGATAGCTCTACGCCTCTTGAGGCATTGATAGATGGCTTTCTCTTGGTATTCTCGATACTCAAAATTACCGACTGAGGGAATAAAGGGTTCTTGCTCTTCGAGTCTATTTTCCCATTCAATATCTGTAGCGCCAATGTTTTCTAGATCGGCTACGATGCGTCTAAGAAGTCCAGTTCTAAACTTTCCATTAGCTCCAAAGTATCGCTTCTTCCCATCCCAACGTCTTTTTTTGTAAGCTTGAGAATACTCATGACCTGGGACTGAGAAGGCGTACTTCTCTTTTAATGCCGAAATTATCTTTGGATTGTCGGTTTCTAACGTGGACGTTAAGTTACCTACTACTATTCGCATATACTATAATAGTAATTATAGCAATGAAGGTGTAATATGAGTAAAAACAAACAAATAGTAGAAAATAATGGGGACCCTAGGGAGGATGCATTAAACAGCTTATTCGGAGACATACAGGATGAGGGAACCTCCATTACTGAACTGCCCTCAAGGGGTAAATTTTATGAAGGATTTCAAGGGGTCGAAGTTGAGGCTCTTACTTTCCTGGATGAGCAAAAGATACTTAATTCTAAGGATGGTAACATCGACATTGTTTCGAAACTTCTCGATAAGTCCTTGAAGGGGTTGGATGTTGATGATCTCTTAGCCATGGATAAGATGTATCTTTTGATGAAGGTGCGTGAGGTTTCATACGGGGATAATTACGAATTCAACATTACGTGCCCAGGATGTGGCTCTGAAATTAAGACATCTTTAACACTCTCAGAGCACTTGAATATGACTCAGGTTCCTGAAGACTTTGAAGATCCCCGAGAAATTGAGCTTCCTAAGCTTGGGGTTAAGGCTGAGGTCCGATTCCCTCGAAGCCGTGAGGAGGTCTTTTTGAAGGACTCAGAAAGTGTATATCAAAATCTTTACAGATTTGTAATTTCCATAAATGGGAATTCTGACCCAGTTTTCATCTCAAAGGCTTTGAAGCGTATGCATATTATGGATATCAAGAAGCTGGTGAGCGAGATTAACAAGGCCGAATACGGCGTAAACCCCAGGTTCATCTTCGAATGCCCTGAATGCACCCATACGGAGACAATGGCAATCCCGATGGATGTCAGTTTTTTTTCAGTGAGCTAACTAACAGTTTATCCTCGGAGGATCTTCTTTATCAAGCGTATATATTAGTAAATAAGGTAGGCTTATCATACTCAGACGTAAAAGCTATGAATCAGAAAGAAAGATTGTCTTTCATTAGTTTTTACACTGAAGAGATAAAGAAGCTGGAGAGTTAGCATGAAAATCAACGAAAACGAAGTTACAACACGACATGAAAGGCCCACGGTCCTGGGTCCGACTGCTCTTTTGCTGTATTTCATAAATGACGGCCAATACACAGATCCGCACTCAATTAGCGGGGTTTCTATCTTCGCTGCTTCGGATAATCAGAGTCCTAGCTCCGTAGTAAATTCGGATGGCGAGATTAAAAATAGTGTTAGTGCTAGCATTCTCATGCACTTCTCGAATAGTGCCGCCTTGACGACCGATGATGCTTTCAACTCGACTTACTACAGAGCCAATTCAGATTCATCAGGAATTTACAAGTTAGATACCGGGAAATACGCCTGTGTATTAAACGCTCCTTCGGTCGTCCCAAATGGTGTATTTAACCTTTCAGGAACAAACACCATAACTAATCGAGTTTCCTCTACAGGAGACTACATCGATGTTTGGACGGTGAAGAGAGTTGCAGGCTCGGATCTTGATACGATTATAAACGAGTTTACTCTAACTGAGGATAGGTTCTTTGGTGTTACCGAGCCTTTACTGTTCCGAGTAGCTACTAGGCTGGAGAACAACTACATGGTGCTCGGATCGAAAACGGACCTTAAGTTCACTAACGAGTTTACACTTGAGAACGCCAATATTGATAGAAGTATCGTAAATCTTTTCAAGCAGTCTTTAGTGACTGATCCGATGATTGAGATTTACAAAAAGAACCAAGATCGTAACCTGGATGCGAGGGTTGAGGTTTCAGGATACTCTGCGACATCCGGTTTAGTCGATACCACCTCGGAAGATACGGTGGTCTTTACGTTTGATACTGATTCTCTTAAGACTCACCCCAAGCTTTTGGATGGTACTTTAGGATCGATGACAGGCACCTATGTTGCTAGGTTGAAGTTTAACGCCTTGAATCAGACTATTGTCTCAAATGACATGGCCTTTATTATACGCTAGGTAGGTTAGGTGAAGTTCATCTAGCTTACCAGTCTTCTCTGCCTCTGTCCTAAGAAAGTCGCCGCCCTTCTTGACAAGGATCTCATTCCAGTCTTTGAAGGGCTCAGGAGGCACGACAGTATGCAGGTCATCCCGGCGAATCCAGTGCGCTAGATCCATAAACTTCTTGCGACCTGTGATACCAGGACCATCACTGTCAAAAGCACACACCAACGGTCCTGCATACTGGCTGAGTTGCAGCATCTGCTCACGGCTCGTAAAACAGCTTAGAGTCGTTGTAGAATTCAGCCCTACCGCCTGTAGGCTAAGGCAGTCAAAGACGCCCTCAGTGATGTACAGAGGCTCCTGAGAGCCATAATCGAAGGGGTATAGAACCTGTGAACTCTTCAGGTTCTTGCAGTTGAGATACTTGGGCTGTTCATCACCAAGAGCCCGTGCCTGGAAGTAGAAGAGCTTCCCGTTGCGGTTAGTGAAGGGGATGATCAATCTGCCTCTATATTTGCCACCCGTAGCAATGTAGAACTTGAACTGATCTACACCACGCGACTGAGCAAAGGGATGGTCCTCCACGACCTTGAAGTTCTCAACCTCATCGAGGTCAGATTCAATCTGGTTTGGGTCAAACTCCTCGATGGGGCGACGACCCTTGTACCCTGACATGAAGTCCTCAAAGACAAACTTCTCATAGGCTTCGCGGTAGCTGCACTTCTCCAGCACTGCATAGAGCTTAAGAAAGTTGCCGACTTCGCCAGTCTTAAAACACCTCCACAACCCGGTTTCTGTGTTGATGGACATGTGGCGCTTGTAGTCATTATCTACAAAGATAGATGGAACTACTAGTTCTGTATCGTCGCTCTGAAGTCTATAATTAGACTGGAACTTGTCCAAGCAATATTTT